AGCAATGCGCTGTACGACGCAAGCTACGCAAGGAGAATCCACCGCCACCACCAGGAAATTGTCCCTGTTGTGGTAGACACACTGAGCAATGGGTATTAGATTATTGCCACAAAACCGATAGGTTCAGGGGTTACATCTGCAATGCTTGTAACACTGGCCTTGGTAAATTCGAGGATGACCCAGTAATGCTGCGTCATGCTATCTCTTACCTCCTTTATTCAACTTTATACGAACCACCATCATCATGAGCTGCTCCACTGAGCCTAAGTACTGGTCACTGGTATCTATTGATTCTTTCGATGGAACTACAATAGTACTTGGCGTATTTGATAGCATCGAGGCTGTCACTACTCGACTTAACCGACTCCATCATGGATGCGGTGATGAGTACCACATTGAATGCTTTAACTTATCCACATTAGAAAAGGAGAAATCATTTGCTGAAGCTGCACAAAAAGCTAAGAGTGAGGGGCCAGTCTACGCAGCTGCTTGAACACTTCGCTCCTATCCACAGATACACCAGGGCACCCTATGAAGGTAAACTGATTAGGTGCCCTCACTGTGGCTCTACACATCCAGTCTACCACTTTAGTTGGGCTGCTATCCTGTGTCAAAACTGTGATACATGGACAGACAAATACGACTGGCTTGTTGATCAACTTGACACCCTAAAAAATGCCTAAATTAACACCTGACGGTCTCAATCATCCAAGTTCACCTACAGAAGAATATCTAATGCTTAATGCAATAGATTGTTGGCTGTATCATTTTCCTGAACATGCGTGGACTCCACTTTACCGAAAACTACGAGAAAAGGCTCAAGTATCTAATGCAGCAATCAAACAGGATGAAGTTCCAAAACGCCCACGTCCAGCGAAAAGAGCAAGGAAAGCGAAAGCCCCAAGCTCTACGCCAAGCCAAGACGAGAGTTAAACAGCTTATCCAAAAACTGAATGCCAACAAAGTCTAACCTTATAACATTCTTATGGGTTATATTCTTTTGGCTAGTACCCTTGGGTATGTTTGCTCTTATCAGTGATTACCATAGGTACACACCAAGAGAACACTCTATCAACATTATTTATTAATCATGGCTAGACGTTATGACCCTTTTCCTAACAGAATTACAGAGGTTTCACGATGGAAAGCTACTGATGAACTAACACCTTTCGACAGTGAGATGTGTTTAGAAGCTGCTGCTTGTTGGGATCTTCCACCATCACATGTAGCAATCATCAGGGCTTACATGAAAGATGGTACTATTCTTGAAAGATCTTATAGATCTCCAGGATATGCCCATCGTTTTATTAGATCACTACTTAAGTCTAAGGTAGATTTTACTATCTTGACTGAAAATACAATTAGAGACACACTACCACAGGAGGAGTTTAATGATCAGCCCGATTGACTTAGGTGAACTCTTAGAGTCTGAAGGTTATGCTCTCGACCAAGATACAGGTGAGGTTTACACTGAACCTAATGGTAAGAGGACATTATTAATTATTCTTGCAGGTCTTGGTCATCTAAATGTTAGGCATGAACGCCAAGATGATGATTGGAAACTATGTTTCTTTATCCCTTATTGGCTTGCATATGATAGCATGGAAGAGTATTGTAAAGCCTTTCCTAATGAGGTACAATGTAAAGTTTATGATTCCTAATCTAACACAATTTGAGATTGATGTTCTCAACGACATAGAATACTCTGAGTTTTTAGCCTATGGCGACACCTTCAATGATCCAACGTCAATTTATTCTGGAGCAGGAAGCGATATCCTGCGGAAAGGAGAGGCTGTACGATTCGATCACGAAACTGGAAAGCAAGTCTTACAGTTCGGCAAGCGTTTACGGGGTTCACTCAATGAAGGTCGCTCTACCATTGCTTATTGAGCATGTAGAGAAAACATTCAGTAAACTAAATAAAGGTCAAGCTGGTAAGTACTACAAACCTATTTCAGTACATCTCAACGACCTTGAACCTTTAGCAATTTCCACTATCATCCTCAAGACCACCTTTGATTATGTGTTTAGTACTAAACCTAGGTTTGATGTACTTACTCATGTACTAATGGCGATAGGCGAGGCTTTAGAAGCTGAGTGTAAATTCCGTTGGTATAAACAGGAAAACCCTGGGTTAATGGATTACATAGCCAAAACATACTACCATGAGGCTTGTGGTACTACCCAGAAAGAATCCATAGCACGTATCAAGATGGGTGAACATGGGTTTAAATGGCCCAGATGGAATATGAAAACTAGAATCATTCTAGGTAGATGGGGGTTAACAGCTCTTATCGAATCTACAGGATGGTTTGAAATTAGCCGTAAACGGTTTAGTAAAAAACGCTGGCTTTATAAAGTAATCCCAACTGAAGGATTCATGAAGCAAAGGGACCAAATAATTAAATCTGCTGAGTTATTCAGTGGTATCCCTTGGCCTATGCTTATGGAACCTAACAATTGGTATTATGAAGACGATGGTGTAAGGCATGGTGGTTACATCACAAACAGGTTGATGAAAGGTCATGATCTTACAAGACGTGGTAACCCCTTCATTATACACGGGGAGCTTCCGATTGCTTTTTTAAACAAGCTTCAGAAGGTTAAATACCGTGTAAACACTCATGTTCTAGTTGTAGCTGAAGAGCTGAAGAAACAGGAAAAGGTAGTAGGAAAATTTATTCCTATATCCCCTGCTTTCAAACCTCCTAGACCACCTGATGCTGATGAAGATGATGTAAAGAATCTGAATTGGCGAAGAGAAATGGCAGAGGCTTATAATGCTGATCGTTCTAATTTTAAGAGATCAGTAAGGACTAGAACGCAGTTAGAAGCTGCTGAAAAGTTTAGAGATGATGTCTTCTATCTATGTTGGTCATTCGATTATAGAGGAAGAGCATATCCTATCCCTGCTTACTTGACCCCTCAAGACACTGATTTTGGTAAGGCTATGATTCGCTTTGCTGATGAGTCTGAGGTAACAAGTGATGCTGAGTTATGGTTGTCTTTCCAAGTAGCTACTACTTATGGGAAGGACAAAGATACTATAGAAGAGCGTCATAAGTGGGTAAAAGATAATCTAGATTTAATAAGTAGGGTCGCTATAGATCCTATTGATAACCTCCCTGATTGGGAAGGTGTGGAAGAGCCTTGGCAGTTCATGGCAGCGTGTCATGAATACTACCATTGCTGTATTGAGTGTGATAAAAAGACATCAGGGTTAATGGTAGCTGTAGACGCTACATGTAGTGGTCTTCAGATACTCGCAGGTTTAGCTAGAGATGCTAGCACAGCTACACTCGTTAATGTTTGTCCTGCTGATAAACCCCAAGATGCATATAAAGCTGTTGCCATAGAAGCCAAGAAGTATTTGCCTAAACGAATGCACTCTTGGATGGACAGGAAGACGGTCAAAAGAACCGTCATGACTATACCTTATAATGCTACTAAAGACTCATCTCGGAAGTACATTAGGGAAGCTTTGAAGGAGAAGGGTATTCAACCTGAACCTAATGAGTTAACTGAGGTTGTCAATGCTGTCTATAAAAGTATGGATGCTATAGTCCCAGGTCCGATGCGTGTTATGCATTGGATTAAGAAACACGTTGGAGAGTACATCAAGAATGGTGCTACAGAGGTCGAATGGAAGACCCCATCAGGATTTGTTGTGAGTCAAAAACGTAACATCTTTGAGACTAAACAGATGGAGCTACAGTTATTAGGTCGTACACAGATTAGGCTACCAACAGGTAAGGAAACTCCTTGCCCTAAGAAGCATAAAACAAGTACTGCCCCTAACTTTATACACTCCCTCGATGCTTCTATATTGCACAGTTCTTTTCAGAAGTTTCATGGACCATTCACAGTCATCCATGACTCGGTTCTTTGCCGAGCAGGAGACATGGGATCGCTCAATCGCCTTGTGCGAGAAACCTACACCGATATATTCACACGAGATTGCTGGCTTACACGTTTTGGAAAAGCCATTAATGCAACAGAACCACCGCCAATTGTCGGGACGTTAGATCCCACAGTTGTTACCAATTCCACTTACTTTTTTTGTTAACCATGACCACTACACATGTCACTAAAAACCCTGTTGTTCTTGAGGGATTTCAAGCAGTCTTTAAACCAGGAGATTGGGGATATAAATTATCCGTTGTCTTATGTGAAGACATAGTAAATAAACTCGAAGAGGAAAGAGAGAGTGCTTTAGAGTGGGCTAAAAGTAAAGCTAAGAATCCCAAAAGGGTAACAGTTAAACCTGAGCCTTGGGAAGAAATAGACAATGCACCAGGAACCTATCAAGTACGTTTTAGTTGGAAAGATGGGGATAAGTTTGTACCTGTTATCGTAGATACAGAAGGTACTGCAATAACAGATGTCAACACACCATTATATAGTGGTAGTACGGTTAAGATAGCTTTCTTCCAGAAACCTTATGTCTTACCAGCAGGTGATATAGGTACATCATTGAAGCTAAAAGCTATTCAAGTTGTAAGCCTTAACAATGCTGCAGGTGTGGTAGATGACGGAGATATGACAGCAGAAGATGCGGCAGATTTGTTTGGCACCTCGAAAGGATTCAAGGTAGCTGAACCTAACCCTAAAGCTGATGCAGAATCACCATCATCAGATGACGAGGACTTCTAATGAGAAGCGGCCTCGAAGTACAGGTTGCTGATTTATTAGATGAGTTAGAAGTTGACTATACTTATGAAGGTACTAAACTACCTTACGTTATAGAGCATAATTACATCCCTGACTTTCAAGTTGGGTCTATATTTTTAGAATGTAAGGGTTACTTTAAATCGTCAGATCGTCGTAAGATGTTGGCAGTTCAAAAAGCTAACCCTGAATTGGATATAAGATTTGTATTTCAAGCACCTAATAATAAAATAAATAAAAACTCTAAAACTTCTTACGCCATGTGGGCCGAAAAACATGGGTTCCCGTGGTGCGCTTATTATGCAATCCCAATTAGCTGGCTTAAACAATGAATCAGAGTTCTTATATCACACCAGCTGTTCTAGTTGTGGTTCGTCAGATGGTAATTCCGTATATTCTGATGGACATGCTTATTGTTTTGTATGCCACAATTATGAATCTGGAGATGGAGAGGAACCAATCCACAATCATCATCCCGCTGGTAAAGTTATGATTAAAGGCCAACCTGTTTCCTTAAATAAAAGAAAACTTACAGAAGAACAATGCCGTAAGTACCGTGTCCACAAAGATGGGGATGTTTTACGTTTCCATTACTTTGATAAAAAAGGGCAGGTATCTGCGGCTAAAGTTAAAACAAAAGCCAAAGAGTTTTACTGGGACGGTAAAAATACCGACAACCAACTCTTTGGTCAAAATCTATTTCCTGATACAGGGTCAAGACTGACCTTATATGAAGGGGAGATGGATGCGGTATCTGGTTACTCAGCCATGCCCACTTGGCCACATATGTCCGTACCTAACGGAGCAGCTGGGGCTAAGAAAGATTTACAAAAAGTACTTGAATTAACCCAAGGTTATGAAGAGATTATCTTATTCTTTGACAATGACCCCGCTGGAATACAAGCTGCGGAAGAGTGTGCGTCGCTTTTACCACCAGGTAAAGCAAAGATTGCTCGGATGGAGAAGTACAAGGATGCGTCTGAAGCACTCCAAGCTGGAGATCCAGAAGCAATTAGACGGGCTATCTGGGACGCAAAAACGTACCGTCCTGACGGAATTGTTGATGCAAAAT